CCAGCAGACGGCTTTTGTGTCGACCATAGTCGGCGCGGCCACCGGCGCCTTTGCCGTGTGGGTTGGATCGGAGAGCAAATAATGATTACAGCACTGATACCTGCCGTTAGTGGCATCCTCGACAAGTTTATCCCAGACGCGGATACAAAGAACAAGCTGGCGCACGATCTTGCCACAATGGCCGAAAAACACGCGCAGGAGCTTGCTCTGGCGCAGATAGAGGTGCTGAAGGCGGATGCCAAGGGTAACTGGTTCCAAGCAAGCTGGCGCCCCCTTATAGGCTGGATATGCGGCCTGTCGCTGGGCATTAACTATATGGTGTCGCCTATCGCGGCTGGGTTTGGCGTCGCAATCCCGCAGGCTGACATGTCGGTGATGATGCCGCTGATGTTTGGCATGCTCGGGATTGGCGGCATGCGGTCATTCGACAAGGCGAAGAAAATCGACACAAAGTAAAACCCCCCGCCGAAGCGAGGGGTCAGGGAGAAACTGTCGTTTAGTATTCGCCGGTGCGTCGCTTGGCGTAAAAATTATCAACGTGAAGCTGGCGCGTCATGTCGCACCGAATTTTGCGACCCTTAGACCCGTTGAGTATTTTCTTTAATTCAGACACCTCGCGACCGGATATTTTAGAAATTTCAGATATGGTGATTTCCAAGTCAGTGTCGTAAAGGTCAATGATCTGTTGGTTGTTCATTCTTTTCCCCTGTTCTATATCTGCGGCGGTATGTGTCGCCGGTCTGCATGTTTTCAAACGTGACGGTGTAGCCGTCGCCCAGCTCTTCGACGTAACGCACTAGCACGCTGATCTGACGGCCTCGATCGTCGACCAGCCACGCCCACTGGCCGACAGTGTACGGGACGGCGCTCACTGCGCCGCCACATATCTGCCAGTGTCTGCTACTTCTAAATCACGAATTTCGGCTTCGGCAAATTCGTAATCTTCTACATATGCTTTACGGCAATCTGACAAAACGTCAGCAATTACGCCACCGCGAAATGTGTATTCTTCGCCAAGGCGCGTCTCAATAGTGGCGACAACACCCTCGCCGTCAAAGTCTGTAAGAACGCCAACCTCAGAACCACCTTCAAACAAGCCCCAAACTGGAACGCCTGCTTCAACCCGCTTTGCTACAAAATCAAACATTTTTAACTCCCTTGTTTTGACTACCCTACTTATATGGCATGCTATCACAATAATATCAACCCCCATAATGCAAAAAAAAGACCCCCGCCGAAACGGGGGCCAGTCGTTGAAATATCGGGTGGGAGGAAACCCGACGCGACTACAGTAACCGAAAGCCGCGCGCGATGCCAGCAGTCTTTTCTGCGGCGCCGCGCTTGACCAGCGCGTTCATGTATCTGGCGCACTGCGTCATCGACTTGCCGGTCTTCTCGGCCAGCTCACGGATCGACGGGTAGTAGCCGTACTTGCGGTGGAACCGCGCTATCACCAGCCGCATGTTGTGCTGTTTCGGCGTCAGCGGCACGTCAATCATCACGCACCTCTTTTACCGTCAGCGTGGTCTGGCGAACCGTGCGGGCTGGCTTGCCGGGTGTGGCTGGCTTGGGCGGCTGTGCCTTGAACTGCCGCATCGGCCAGCGCACCGAGTATTTTGTATTGCCGACGATGCCGGTGGCCTGTTCGTGACTGCCCATAAACTCTTTCAGCGCCGCCTCAGCCTCGTCTATATCGGCCTCGGCCGCACGCTTGGCGTCCTTGGCATTAACGAGCTGTGCGAGCCACTCAGCCTCGGTGGCGGGCAATTCCAGCGGCTCGGCGCCGTCGTCTACCCGTGGGTAGGCGGTGTTGCCGTCCGACGACGACAGCACCGGATACCACTCGATGTCGCGCTTGCGACGCTCAAAGTCGTCGACGGCCTGCATTATCTTCGACTGTACCGCGGCATCAGCCTGATACAAGAAGATGCGTAGCTCTACACCGCCGTATAAGACGCACACAGCGCCCCAAGTGTATTTGGTGACCATTAGCTGGCCTTGAAGCTGTAGCGGGCCTCTGTGGGGCGCTGGGGCGTCCTCTGGCTTGTTGCTGGTCAGCTTGCTTTCCAGCACGCCGGTGCCGGTCACAAACACCTTGCCGTTGGGGCAGATGATGCCCTTGTCCCAGTTTGTGTCGACCCAGCCGCCGACGCCAGCGTCAGCGGTGCCGTCGAGCGACGCGGCAAACGGTAGCTTGTCGTGGAACAGCGCGTCGTGTTCCAGCTTTAGGTCGTCGAGACCGAGGCGGTTAGCCGCCTCAGTCAAGATCATGCCTTCCAGAGCGTCTCCCCAGTCGCAGGCTTCGTTGCCGTTGAACGGCTTGGGGTCGGGCTTACCCTCGATGTCTGCCAGCACTGAGGCCAGCAGGTCGTTGGGTGTGTCGTATGGCGACGCGTTCATCAGGGCCGGTATGCGGCTCGCTGTGATGATGTCGTTGGGTGTTTTTTTACCGACCATTGCCTGATCTCCTTACCTCGTTTTCTGTCATCACGCGATATCCACAAGTGTGTTTGTGAACGTGATAGTGTTTGTTGATTTGACCTATTTGCTGTCGGATGTGCATCTCCCCGCCGCGAAAACGACGAACCAAGAAGTCAAGCGGCCAAATCTTCTTGCCCTTAATAAACTTGAACAGATCGCCCTGAGCTTCTGTTAGGGCTATCACACCGTCGTGCCTCTTTGCGGCGCCGTCAGGTTTAATCATGTTGCGCTCTTTCAAACATTCAAAGGCGTGTTTTTGCGCCTCTTTAACTGTCTTGAAAGATGCGCCCTTACCGCGCTTGTTTGCCAGAGGGTGTGTCCACCGGCCCGTCTTGGCGTTTTTCCAGATAGTGAATGGGACGTCATATTCGACGCCTTCAATAACATGAAGGTTATACGTCGCTGGTTTAATAACTAATGGCATTACTTTTCTCCTTGTGCTTTTAGACGTTCAACTTTTGCCTTCCAAATACCGGCGCGGCGGTTAGCCACGCTTACCATCTCTTTACATTCACGATGGAACTGTTCGCGAATAGACTTTTCCGCATCCACCCTTTCAGTCATTTTATTTTTAGTCCACTCCAACAAATCCACTTGCCTTTTCATTGCGTTTACGCGGTCAGACATTTTGCGACTGTAGTCGTGCGACTGATCCACCAAGTCGCGCAACGCTGTTAACAGCATCACAATCTCTGGGCTTATGCGCTCGCCGGTCATAATTCTATCGTCCATATCTTTGACGATTTTGCAGTGTCTATCTGTATTCATTTTAACTACTCCACTTGTTAGATTTACGCAGGTTTTCTTCAGCCGTGATTACCTGCAAATTCCACGGCACATGTAGACCACATATGTCGTTACCTTGAAGCGGCACGATGTGGTCTAAATGAAATTTGATGAAGCCAGCTTGCTTATTCATGCCTCTGACTTTTCTCGCCAGCCGGTCAATCTCGCGCTTGTCACACCACCTTGGTGTCGCCCAACGCAAGGCCTTCTGGCGTTTGAACGAGGCCAGCCGCATTGATGGTGACTGCTTTCGCCTCTCTCGCTTTGTCTTCTCAAAAACAAGGCGGCGCGTTTCTGGCACAAACCGAATGATGTGCCTGACCGTGCGGAATTTCGGTGTCTTATGCGTCTCGACACAGACGATGTCCGAGCTGACGTCGTAGTCACCGTTGAAGTAAGTCTTCTGGGTGCGGTGCTTCGCCAGCACAAGGTAACAGGACGCGTCGGCTGGCATGCCGACAGATGTGGGATAAACAACCGTGCCAACTTCTGGCGCATATATCGAGCCGTTTACCTCGACCGGACGGTTGGGGTCATAGAAGTGATCGAACACGATGTAACCGTCTGGAAGCTCGACCTTCATGCCGTCAGCCTCAAAGGCTCTGACGACGCTCTCATGCCCGCGTATATCTGGGGCGGTGGTAAATGCGTGTATCATCACTGCCCCCCGAAATACTGCGCCGACTTAACCATCAGCGCGAATAGGTTCCACTCAGACGTCACCGCGTTAGTACACATCACAATCGCAAACGACATCAAAAACAAAAATCCGAAAAACTCTTTAATCATTTAACCGCTTCCTTCCTGTCCGCTTTTTGTGGCTGTACCGGCGCGCCTTGAGCTTGACGCACGTCATGCAGTTGCCGTTGCTGACGGCGCGGTCGTCGACGTGGCCGTTGATGCACGGCTGGCCGGTGAAGTAGGTCTTCAAGCCGCGTAGCTTGGCGGCGGCGCGGGTGATCCGGCGACCGCCAAAGTCACCCGCCTCGATAATTTGCAGAGCCTTTTTTAGCTCGTCGTATGTTGGTACTGGCATGTCAGTCTCCCTTGTGGGGCGGGGCCGTTAGGCCGCCGCCGTTACTCTTGCCCAATAACGATCTGCCGCGTCACGCTCATATGAAGCCACGTCCATTCCGAGCTCCTCACAATGATAAACGTACATCCACATATATACGTCATACCTTGGCGTTATGCCGTTTGCCTCAAGCTCTTGAACTGCGTTTCCATAATAAAGCGCAACCATTCTGATCAATGATTTCTGATTTTTTGTTAATTTAGCCATTTTAGTCTCCCTTGGTTGGGGCGGGGCTGTTAAGCCGCCGCGTCTACAAATGATTTAATTGCGTCGCGGTGTTCGACAAGCGACGACTTGTCCCACACCAGACCCAGAAGCCAATACCCTGCAACCTCATTATCTGATGGGTCTGGCATATCGTCGTGCAAATCCATAATAAGATTGCACAGATCACTCGACGCCTCTGAGCC